CGTTCCATATCGTCTAAATAAGCATCAGGATCTAAATGTCTTTCCATTATATTGCTCCTGACAATTTACCAATTACATATAGGCATAATGCCACATAACACCAAAACGCTATTGCTGTTACTATCATAGTCTTTATACTCATGTAATTCTCCTAAGGGTTAGATGTTGCAATACCCATATTAATGGCATTTTGAACCATGTCAAGCATTATTTGATAAATAATAGAAATAAAATAGTTTGCATATAGAATTTAACTATGCTAATGTTTTTCACATGGATTATTTGCGTTTTATTATATTAGATGAATTTGATGGCAAACCTATCAGAGCCTTTAGTAACAAGGCATCTGCTAAATGGTTTCTTGAGAATAGGCCTGATTGTAAGCTGCAGATTATTCCTAAAGCAAAGTCTGTGCCAATGACAGATTTATATGAAGAATGTTTATTTTAAGGAGTTTACATGAAATACAAAGTTAAGAACTGGGATAAATTCCAACATTACAAACCAAAGACTCATGCAGATGAAACTAAGAAAATGCCCTGGTTCAAACTATACGGAATTGACTTATTAGAAGATTTTGAATTTAATGCAATGACTCACGATCAACAAGCTATTTTAATCAAATTATGGTGTTTAGCTAGTCAATATGATGGTTATTTACCTGAAGATCAGGCTATTGCTTACCGATTAAGATACCCTATAGAATTCATAAATTCTGTAATAAAATCATTGAGTAAGTGGATAATAGAGTATGATAGAAATGACTCTATACTAGATAGAGATAGAGATATAGATAGAGATAAAGATATATATGTGTTGTCCAGAAGTTCTTTTACAGAATTTTGGGAGTCATATCCAGCTCGTAAAATATCTAAAACTAAATGTGAAGAAAAATGGCGTAATAGAAAATTATATGAGATCAAAGATGAAATACTTGACCATATTCAAAAAATGAAGGAAACTAAGTCATGGAAAGAAGGTTATGTGCCAGCCACTACAACTTATATCAATCAATCAAGATGGAACGATCCTGTGGAAGAAGCTGTTAAGACTAAACAAGTTTGGGAAGGTGGTGTATGAATCTTGGAGATGTTATTGATAAGCTCACAGTAAATCAATCAACTGTTAAGGAGTTCTACAATGAAGGATATTCTCAAGCAGAGTTTAAAGTTAAAAGCACAGACATATTTACTGATGATGTCATCAAGTATTTTGGTGAGGAAATTCATTCTGGTAAATCGCTTGGCTGGGTTAAGACGGAAGATAAATTTCGTGTTCGGATGGCGGAACTTACGATAATTACTGGGCCTTCTGGTCATGGGAAAAGTATGTGGTTATCTCAAGTTATGTTATCTATAATGAAACAAGGTGGAAAATGTTTGCTTTCAAGCCTTGAAATGCGTCCAGTATTAAGTTTGAGTAGGCTTATTTCCCAGGCACTAGGCTCACAAGAACCAACAGATGATTATATAAGAAAGTTTTGTACTAGAGCTGCAGACAAATTATACATATACGATCAAACAGGAACTACAACATCACAAGATATGATAGCTACATTATTTTATGGCAAACATATTTTAGGTGTAGATGTATTTGTAATAGATAGTTTAATGAAGATTCAGGATATAACCGAAGAATCATTAGACAAACAAAAAGCGTTTGCTAATTCTTTAGCTGTTACTTGTAGAGATTTAAACATTCATGTATTCTTAGTGGCTCACACTCGCAAGATGAAAGATGAAACAGAAATTCCAGATGCAACAGATATTATGGGTAGCTCTCATATTCGTAACCTTTGTGATAACATTATTTGTGTTTGGAGAAATCGTGCAAAAGAAAAACTTGTTGAAGAAGGAAAAACAGCACCAGAAGAACTTAGAATTATTCCTGATGCAAAGGTGTTTGTACAGAAGCAGAGAAACGCACAATGGGAAGGTAGTTTTAACTTTTGGTTTGATCCTAAAGGATTACGATACAAGGAAAGTCCATGAAGTATGAAACTACAGCCTGGTATAAGTATTTAGATTTAGATGAAGAAGGAAACTTAAAATCTCCTACACATTGGAAGGTAACATTACCTAACGGAATAGTTTATAAAAGCAAAGGATACGATAATGCTGAAGTGGAATTTAACAAAAGACAACCTAGCCAATCTAACTACAAAATTAAGATCACTTGATTGGACTAAAAGATGGCGTGTAACAGTTGTAGAAGCAAAAGCAAATCGTAGCTTAGAACAAAACGAAAGATTATGGGAGCTTTATACTAGCGTAGGAAACCATTTAGGCATGGACAAACAGCAGGTTCACGAACTCATGTCGTGGCGTCTGCTCAGGTCACAGTCAGAAATAGCTGGTTTTCCGGTAGAGCTTATAAAATCTACTACGAAACTTACAACAGCAGAAATGACAGATTACCAACAACAAATAGAGCTTTGGGCTAATACGATGGGCTGGAGCTGGGATCTATGAACTATAGAAACCCTAAACTATTAAAGTTAGCAGATGGCGCACCATGTATGATGTGTTCTATGCAAGACTGTACTGTAGTGGCCGCACATAGTAATCAGCTAAGAGATGGTAAGGGCACAAGTATAAAAGCCCATGACCACCGTATAGCGTTCCTATGTCACCAATGCCATCACATGATAGATAATGACAAATCATTAGATAAATATGATAGAATAAGTGCATGGGAAGAAGCGCACAGAAAAACTATAGGTTGGTTATTCATTAACAACCATATACAAATTAAATGAACAAAATAGAATTTGGTGATTGCAGAGTAATAATGAAACGCTGGAAAGAAGAAGGCGTTAAAGTGCAAACCTGTGTAACTTCTCCACCATATTATGGTCTAAGAGATTATGGGCATGATGGTCAAATTGGATTAGAACAAACAGTAGGCCAATACGTTGCAAACATTGTAGATGTATTTAGAGATGTTTGGAATATACTTGAAGATGATGGAACTGTTTGGCTTAATCTTGGTGATAGCTATTACAATTATAGACCGGGCAAAGGTCAAGCATTAAACAAACAAACCGTAAGTAATACCAATCAAGATTTGCCTTCTGAATGTGCAAGACGTGGAAATAAACAAGAAGGATTAAAAGAAAAAGATTTAATTGGCATACCTTGGCGTGTAGCATTTGCATTACAAGAATTTGGATGGTATTTAAGACAAGATATTATTTGGCATAAACCAAACCCAATGCCAGAGTCAGTTCGTGATAGATGTACTAAAGCTCATGAATACATATTTTTACTGACTAAAAATCCACAATACTATTTTGATAATGAAGCTATTAAATATCCAGCAACATCTACAGACAATACAAATAGAGATAGAGATACAACAAAATTAAATAATACGCCAGGTAGGCAAAAGATGATGGGTTTAAAAAAGAATGATTACACTATGGCAAATAAAAGAAGTGTATGGAGTGTAGCTACTAAACCATTTAAAGGTGCGCATTTTGCAACTTATCCTATGGAGTTAATTCAACCATGTGTATTGGCTGGAAGTAAAGAAGGCGATATTGTATTTGATCCATTTATGGGTTCAGGAACTACAGCTCAAGTTGCTTTAGATAATAATAGACAATATCTTGGTTGTGAATTAAATCCAGAATATAAAGCATTACAAGATGAAAGGTTAAATAGGTTATTATGAAATATTTAGTAGGTATCATAGGTATATTATTTTTACCTTTTGCAATAATCTTTGTAGCATTTGAAGCAGCTTGTATTTATATTGTTAATAGTTGTAATGAGGAGTAATCATGGCAGATAAAAACCCTATCACAGGTGATTTATTACAATCACGCATGAACAGCAAAGAATTTGAAGATAACTTTGATCGTATATTTAGACGTAAAGAAGCATTTAAAGAATTACAAGAATCAGCCGATCAATACTTTGCAGAATACGAATTGCATCCTAGTACAGGAGAAGTGCAAAAGCGTTTTGTAGATGGTGTATCTAAACCCAATGGAGAACAATTTGGCAACGAGTCCGACTCAACTGAGTCTTAAACTTTTAAGGGAGCAGGGATGGCTAGTAGATGTTGTAGAAAAATTTATACCAGGGGCAAATATTAGAAAAGATCTCTATGGCTTTGGAGATCTGTTATGTATAAAAGGCAAAGACACTTTAGTTGTTCAAACTACAACAGCAAGTAATATGTCAGCTAGAATTAACAAAATAGCAGACCATGAAAATGTAGGTAAAGTTCGTGAAGCTGGCTGGGCTATTCATGTACATGGATGGCATCAAGATGATAAGCGTAAATGGCATTGTAAAGTGAAAGACCTAAGTTGAAATTTCAATCGGAAGAATATTACTACCAATACAAAGATGCGGTAATGGAAGCAATAGGCGAGGATAAAATGACTTGCCAAGAAATGTCTAAGAAATTAGACGTACATTACAACAGAATTAAATGGGTAATGTTTAGACTTAGAAACGAAGATCATTTATCATCATACAAATATAATGACATTACATATTACTTAAAGCCTAAGCCACATCCATTACAATCTATATTTGGCCATGAAGTAAAGTTTACAGAAGATCAGATAAAGTCATCACAAATCTATAATGATAAAGACGCAAAACATAATTTAAGATTTAACCCAGATCAAGATTCATTTCATGGTAGTTCTATAGTAGGTGAAGGAGTGAAAATAGGAACATGACGCAAGAAGATATTATTGCTATATACAAAAAAGTATTTCCCACAGGTTACGAGCCAGTTAGCGTAGAACGCATGGTAAGGTTTGCTAGACTTATAGAGGAAAAGGTTAAAAATGCTTAGTATGGATCGTTTATTATGTATATGCGAGGATTGGGCTTTATATATGAAAGCACATGATAGCCATAAACTAGGCTTTCCCAAGAAAGCAATTGGATTTAGTTCAGGGGGAGAATCAACAGCAGATGCTTTTGAGGATATGGTTTCAGCACAGGACTTAAAGAACGTACATACCATAGACAGTATCATTCATTCACTACCCAAGGAACAACAGGAAGCTATCTACACACGCTTTTTAAAGACTAGGAAACCATTTGCTTACGAATTTAAACTAGAGCTTGCTATGGACAATCTTATGACTATTGGCGGCAGACGTATAAATGCCTAAAATAATCTACACAAGCATACTGATTTTTGGTATAATCGCAGATGTGGGATAATTCTATCTATATGTTCCGCATAAGCCTACTTAAAACGTGGGCTTTTTTTATATCTATAACTCAGGAAACCAAGTGAAAATTACAGTATGCCAGGATTGCGGTGATGTCTATGACTATACCGGTTATCCAACTTGCCCTGAATGTATTAGAGATGGTGATACAACCAAAAAGTCTACAGATATACCCAAATTACTATTGAAAGATCAAAATGCCATACAATCTACAACAACATAAACTTTTTGAAGCAGCAGCTCACAATCCTAAAGTGGCTAAACGTGTAGGTATTCCAGTTGCAACAGCAGCTAAGATGGCATCAGAAGGCGTAAAGAAAGATCCCCATAAACTAGCGCAAGCCCTAATGAGTAAATAATATGATTGGTTCACCAGAAAACAATTTTAATACAATGCAACCACCACAACAAATGCCACAACCAAGAAATGTTATGTTGGGTAATGCTATGAGTAACCCACAAATGCCTAGACAGCCTATGCCGCCTAGACAACCTATGCAAGGCATGCCACAAGGTATGCCACAGCCAGCTATGTTACCACCAAGCCAATACGGTAATGCTACACCAACTATGCCTAACTACGAACAACCACAATCTAACGCATCATTTAACATGCAACCGCCTATACCTAACATGCAACCATCACAACAAGGCCCTATAGGTATGAACCAACAAGGTCAAAACAGATTTGGCGTAGGATTAGCAAGACCAACACAAATGCCACAAGCTACTCAGGTATCCTAAAAAGTATTAAATATGGCAAGCATAAGGGATACATTAGCTAACCTTGTAGAACAATACAAGCAAAGTGATGTTCCAGCAGCATATCTTTTACGAGGTGATGCTAAAGGCTTATGGAAAGATTTAAATACACCTAAGCCAGTAGATACAGCACAAGATATGACAAACCTTGCATTAGGCATGGTAGGTTCTATAAAGCCTGTAGGTAAAACAGCACAAGAATTAGCACATGCAACAGCTCAAAAGAACGCTGCAGAAATGTTAGGATTACATCCTGAAAACACAGCCATGGAAAGAGCTAAGGCTATGGGATTTAATCTTGATGAGCCTGTATATCATGGAACAGGTGCAGACATAAAAGAGTTTAATACAAATAATATGGGTCAATTTGGTAAAGGTGCATACTTTACTAATCAACCAGGATATGCTTCTAATTACGCATCAGGACGTTTATATCAAAGAAATGTACCTGAGGATGTAGCACCAAATGTTGTTCCTGCATATTTAAGATATGAAAAACCATACATGGTTGACCTTAAACAACCAGACCCTACTGCTAGCTTCTTAAAAAAGAATAAATATGATGCAATTATCAATAGAGAAGGATTAGGCGGAGATAATTTAGATTATAACGAGTTTGTTGCATTGTCACCAAATCAAATTAGGTCAAAATTTGCAGCATTTGACCCAGCAAGAGCAAAAGAAAATGATATATTAGCAGGTGCTATGGCATTACCAGTAGCCACAGACAAAGAAAAACGTAATAGAATGATAGAATTACTTAAAAACAAATAACGAGGAATCAGGCTACCCTGATTATTAGTAATGAATGAAAACAACGACTTAACAATTGATAGCACTCAAAACAAAAGGGGTGCGCCAGTAGGTAATACTAATGCAGTAAAACCTAAGATATGGACAGACGCAGTAAGAAAAGCTATTGTGCAAG